TACCAGCGAATAGAAGAGATGAAGTAGTAAGATTAAATATTCAAGCATTAAGAAGATTAACCATAAGAGAATTATGTTATCAATATTTTCCTGGATTAATTGATAATCAAACGGTTAATGGATTAATAGTTAATGCTAATCAAGCCTTTAATGACATCTTTCCAATTAACCAAGCTATTCCTTTTGTTCCCATAAATGAGCCTAATATTAATGGACCTTTATGTTTACAACGCGGTGGAGAGTTAACTTTAGAACAAGCACGTGATTTATGTCGTGCGAATGGATTACCAACTAGAGGTAATAAACAAGAATTATGTAACCGATTACATATGATGCATTTAACAAGACGAATACCACAACCGCAACCACCACAACCACCACAACCACCACAACCACAACCACAACAACCACAACCACCACAACCACAACCACAACAACCACAACCACTTTGTTTAGATGGTCGTGGAGCTGATTTAACGCTTGTTCAAGCACGTGAATTATGTCGTGTGAATGGATTATCAACTAGAGGTAGTAAACCAGAATTATGTGAACGGTTACATATGGCGAATATAGTAAGAAGAAATAATCCTATGTTACCGTTATGTTTAAATGGTCGAGGAGGTGATTTAACGCTTATTCAAGCACGTGAATTATGTCGTGCGAATGGATTATCAACTAGAGGTAATAAACAAGACTTATGTGAAAGATTAGTAAATTCAGTTCCACCATATGTGAGAAGATAATTAAAAAAATAATTATAAATTAAAACGTTATATAATATTATGTATGAAAGTAGCGGCAGTCATTTATGATATAGAAAATAATGAGATTTTGTCTGGAATTGAGTCATATTATTGTTTTGAAGAAGATTATTATAATCAAAAAGAATTCATTGAAATTAATAAATGGGAGAAGGGAACAGAAAAAGAATATATAGATAGATCTATTTATTTATCCCAATATTATAAACGTAGAATACAATATACGGAAGCATCATCAAGGACACATTTTTGTTGTATAACTGTAAATTCTCATATGGGAATTATTAAAGGTAATGTTAATGATAATGAAACATTAATAGATGCTATTAAAAGGGAAATTCAAGAAGAAACCGGATTAATAATAGATGAATCTAGAATGATGAAAAATAATATATATAATTGTAATACTCATATTTATTTAATTCCTGTATCAAAAGAAGAAAAAATCGAAATAAATCAATATTTAATTGAAAGAGATAAACAACATAAAGGAGAATTATTTAATGTACAATTTAGAAGTAGTAATGATTTAATGAATTCGAAATGTAATTATGTGACAGATGTATGTATTAATTGGTTTAAAAAAAATAAATTTCCTACTATTGATAATGATGATAAAATTTCATACGAAGATATCATACATAGTAATTATATAGAAAAAAATAATTTTAAAATAGAACCATTATATGAACCACCTTTTGTATGGGGTAAAAAACGAAGATCATTATTAAAAATTCCATATTTTGAGAATTTTAATTAATGTAAGTAGATGTTAATTTTTTATTATTTATTATAAATAATAAATTACACCCCAAGTAGGACTTGAACCTACAATCTTCCGATTAGAAGTCGGACGCGATATCCATTTCGCCATTAGGGTTAATTATAGGTAACTCTTTAAATAGTTTTAAAAATTAATATTGTTTAAATTATTTAAAATATTAATTTTATATTCATTCCAGTCTATAATATTTCTTTCTGTAAAAATAACAGACCCTATAATTCCTTCAACTTTAAGATTAAATGACATATTTTTATTTATATATCTATTTATTTTATTTATAAATAAATCATTTTTTTTATTTTAATGCTTCTAATATTTTTTGTTTTATATCTTGACAATTATTAGCAATTAAATCATAACTTTGTCCATATGTAATAATATCCATTAATGTTTTAACTCTTTCTGGATCATATTCATTTGACCTCATTTTATCACAACTATCAATAGTCCAAATATGTCCTTCTTCATTCATTGTTAAACCAGATATATTTGGATTTATTTTTCTTAACAAACCTCCTGATGGTCCATATTCTACAATGTGATATTCATTTGTAGATGTTTTAATCATTATTCCAGCGTGATGTAATGAACCGAATGAAATAGGTGCATCTGCTAATCCTCTTTTAATTCCACAGATTTCAACAACTTTATTTGTAATTGGTGTTGGTGGTTTTGGTAATGTTCTAATGAAATTAGTAGGTGCCAATAAAACACCGCCTGAACATAATATACTTCTTGGATATGTATCCACATATATACTTTCATGTATTTCTGTTTCTGTAGTGAAATTGTCTAATATAACATTTAATGCGCATAAACGATATATATTCTCTAAACGATTGTAAATTGGAAATACCTTTTTAATATCATCATAATACTCATTAAAGAATTGTTGTAGGTATTTTGCATAAGATGGAATTTCAAAATATTCATCATCTTTCCAACATACAATATTTATTTTTTCTTTTAATTTTTTGAATGTTAATATATTATCTTCCAATGTATATTTAATATCTTCATATGATATTGAAGCACTCATTGTTCTATTTAATTTTTTAAACTCCATATATTCAGAATTAAGTTCTGTTTGTTTTTCTTTCAAATTATTATCCCTGACAAAGTTGGAAATCATATCAATTAATCTCATAAATCCATAATGGAATTCAATATTTAATACTTTATATGTTCCTTCTATTTCTTTCATACTAATCATATATGTTTCTTGTTTAATATATTCTTCATCTGCACCATTAATAATTATCGCCATTAATATACGATAAATATGTTTCAGTAAATAATCAGTTAAATATAATGTGTCATATACTGCTGAATTACTGGCAACTATTATAGGATAGACATAAGATTGATGATTACTGAATGTTCCTTTTAGATGTTGTCTCAAATCAATTCTCAATTGTTTTATTTTGTTTCCAATAATAAATTGTTCTATTTCAGTATCAGGATTTTTTAATTCATATTGATAACTACCATTATTTAATTTAAATATATCAAATAAATCATATTCATCTATTTCACCAGTAAATATACCATCTTCATCTGTTTTTAATGTTGGAAAATCATATGATACTTTAACATTAAATAATCTCATATAATCATCTTTTGGAATACAAAGATAATTATCTACAATAAATCGTTCAATTTCATCAACTTTTTCCATTTTGTTAATTGACATTATTAAATTGATTTAAACTATTTAAATAAATTTAAATCATTTTTTATTATAATACTCAAAGATAATATAATAATAGATTTACATAGTATTTTATATGACTATAATTATATTGTTTTCATTCATCATCAGACTCATCATTATTAATACATTCATCATTATCAATCCATTTATCAACAATTTTATTCATTAAATATTTGTATAAATATTTTCTGTCTAGTTCATATTCATCTTCTTTGTAAAAGAGACCATGAGAAACTGCATATATATTTATCTTTATTTTATTATCATCGTAAATATCCATAAACATTAACCAAGAATTGTATAATACGTTACATTTATACTTATCAGGATTTTTAACATAGAAATATACGTTATTTGTTTTCTGTTCATAAAATCCTATATATTCAATGTTAAGTGTTTTTAATGTAAGTCCATTTAAGAAATCTGTAAAATTATCATCAATTAATACAATATTATCTGTTAAATCATCTTTTATATAATCTAAAAAGTAAGCAATATCAATTAGATGATGTTTAGGTATCAAATAATGATGATATTTTGGGTTAATATAGTTCAATACCGAAATCCAATTTATAGGATTACATAGCATCGGCTGACAATGGGTATCACATTTGGGACAAATATTATCGTGGTCATTAATAAATTGAACCGATGTCCAATATGTATTACAATTTCCACATTGATATGGTGTATATTCATTTGATATAAATGTTTGAATTTGCTTCCATTCTAATTCACACTTTTTGTATTCTTCTTCTTTCCAATAATTACGAATATGTTTAAAAGTTTCCTCCATTTTGTTAATTGACATTATATAGTTTTTAAAATTAATTTTTATTAAAATATTTTTATTTATTAAATGGAATTACCACCACCGTTTGAAACTAGTATTATTCCGCCAACCTATAATGATATTTTGATAGAAGAATTAAAACGAGAACAACTTGATATTAAAGATAAATTAGAACAATTACTTTCTAAAAAAGATATCGTTTTATCTAAAGCTACACAAGATACGATTAAAAATATATTATTTATATTTGAACATCGTTTTGATACATTAGAACGTGAATTACATAATAGAGCAAAATGGTTAGAAATAATACCAATTATACAAAGTGAAAATATAGAAATAAAAAAACAAATGAATGAAATAAAAGAAGAGTTTGATATGAAAACAAAAGAGTTTGATATAAAATTAAAAGAACAATCAGAAGAGTTTGATATAAAATTAAAAGACGTTTTAGTAGAAGAAAAATCAAATCCAGTTATTGATCGTTGGACAGATCCAAAAAACATACATTGTACACGAAATTATTTTAATATTTTAAAACCATTAGTACCTTTACCAAAAGATGTAAATATTCAATCTATATCAGGTGGTGATGTTCGTCATTTTCCTTTTAGTATAAAATATTCTTGCAGATGTTTTAATTGTTTATTATTGTATAAAAAAGGATGGACACAAGGACCAGTCTCATCTCCTCTAAACAGACCTACATGTCCTTTAGATTCAGACTGTACATGTTTAACTAATATTCATCGAATAGATTTTTTTCATAGTATTGAACTTGGTATTATAAAAGGAAGAGATTTGGAATTAGATGATGTTCAAAAACTTTATCTAAAAATAACATGTGTTAGTAATAAAGTACATTCTAATGATGATTTGTTTGATTTTAGCCACTTACAATTCGTAAAAAAAGATAAAGATACAGATATTTTTAATATTATACAAAATTGTATAAAAGAAGATGGTGTAAATATATATGAATATGTAAGGTATTTAGGAGGAAGAGAATTTAAATGGGAAAAAACGACTTCTGAAGATTTATATCTTAAGATTAATAAAATTGATAAAAAAGCAAGTAAAACTATTCTTTATTTTTTTCATGTTTACGATTTTATTGATAAACAAAATGATTATGAAGATTTTTATTTTTTAGGAAAAAGAAAAAAGATAACAATTCGTAAAGAAAAAAGAACAAAAGGTAAGAAAAGAACAATAAAAGAACAAAAGGTAAGAAAAACTCTTAAAAAATGTAAATAAAATAATAATTTAATATTAAATTTTTTTAAGGTAACTTTAGTATCATTGGTGGAATAAATCCGCCAGAAATATCGGCAGTAGCAATACTTGGACGATTTTCATCACGACAATTACTTTCATGTAAATGTACGATTTTGATTTGGTAGCATGGATTGCATACAATAAAGCCCGTTTTTTCAAGTTCATGAAGAATCATATTTTCTGAACCCCATATATTTTGATAAAAATTAATGTTTGTTTCATTGATTGGGATGGGAGACATGAATATAAACGCATCATGACTGCCCATGTACTGTTCTATAAGAGGACAAGACATATCGTGTTCGTATCTTGTCAAACTAAAGACTACACCAATTTCATTCACATTATTTTCTACTTTTTTTCTTTTATACAACAAGTTACATAAAGAATTGTCGCATTCATATAAATAAATATCAGAATTGCAAATCATTACCAGTTTTCCATTAAGGACTTTGTTTGCATACGCAAACAAATCGCGATAAGTAGGTGTTAGGATATCAATAAATACAATTTTTGATATCATAGATTCTGATATAGTATTTTCCAATAACTTTATATCTTCTTTCGAATCTACAAAAAGATGGACTTTTTCTATATCATCATTAATTAGATTAGTACATATCGTTTTTATTAATTCTTTGTTTCGTAATTCATTAGTAGATTGATAAAATGATGTAACAATATTCATATATTAAATAAACTATATTTTAAATAAACTATAGGTTCAAATAAAAGTTTCATAATAGTAAACTAATTAATGTTCGTTTCAATTAACGTATTTTTTTTGTAAAAAAATTAGATTTATAAATAGTTTAATAAATTAAAATTAATATAAATTAAAATATTTTATACCTTTTATAATTAAAAACTCCCATTTTTGAAATAATATTTATTTATAATTGTGTTTTTATTATAATCATAGGTTTTAATAGACATTCATTAATTATAAATAGGCATTTTTTTTCAAGGCATTTTTTTCAAGGCATTTTTTTCAAGGCATTTTTATAAAAATGATTTAAATATTTATTTATAATATATAAATAAAAAATGATACCATCACAAAAAGGAGCATATCGTTATACTTGTCCCTGTGGAAAAGAAATTATAGAATCATGTAAAAGAAGCTATGATACAAAAATTATAATTCATAAAAAAAAATGCAAAAAGATTGAAAACGAAGACATGTCTGTATTAAACTTAAATCTTGGTGATAAAATAAATACATTTTTTAAAAAAAGACATGAAATATTTAAAAAACCACTTGAAAAAATTATAAATAATATGTTAAATAAGTGTAAATACATAAATGAAGAAAGTTTAGAAAGACATAATTGGGGAAATAATCCAGTAAAATTAAAACATATCCCAAAAAACATAGATTCAGATTTATTTGAAGAATATTTATTAAATGCACTTGATTTGGAAGATAATGAAAAATCAATAGTAGAATTATTATGGGGAGATATACAACTTGGGAAAAGAGTTCACGCATGTATAGTTATGTGGATTTCTGTTTATATACTAAACAGACCAGTTTTATATATTTTTAGAAATTTAACAATAGACCAAAAACAATTACAAGATGATATACTTGGAACAGAAAAATACAATTTTAATATTCAATTTATAAAAAGTGTATTTCAAGAATTTAATAAAGAACTTCAAGAATATTTTAATGAACCATATGAAGAATACTGGAAAAATTATAAACTTCCAGAGCTAAAAGATATAAACAGTAATGATATTATTAGTAAATTAAGTAATAAGGAATCGCTCAATTCAAATGACATATTTTGTTGTTTAATGAACCATACTCAGTTAGAAAAAATAAATACTAAATTTAGTGAGTATATTTATCACAATGATGAACTTGTGAATATAACTGTATTAGTTGATGAAAGTGATTTAATGAGTCCTACCTCTTCAAACGATAGAACTAATGATAATGATAAAAAGGATTCTACAGAGTGTGAAAAATCGCTTTCCAAAATGTATAAAAAAGTAAAATATGCATTACAAATTACAGGAACACCACATTCATTGTTATATAATATAACAACAAGATTAAGCGACCGTAGTGATATACAAAATAAAATATCAAAGGTACATAAAATGAAAAGATCAGATGATTATTATGGATTATTTAATGATCGTATAAATTTTAACACAACACAAGTTGAAACTTGGTGGGATTATCAAGATAAAGAAAATCATAAAAAAACTTATAATATTGTTGAAGATTATAATACTAATATAAAAAAAATAATAGAAGAAATACTTAAAAGACCTACAATTAACTCGTTATTAATAAGCGAAGAAAAAAAAAGAGTTAATCATTTTTGTTTAGTAAATAAAATAGTTAAAGATTTCCCTAATTTGTTTATAATAATATATCATGGAAATTGTTTAAAATTATATTTATCAAAAAATTATGAAAAAGAAATAAAAATGGAATCATCAGCAAGTAAAATATTAGGATCATCTAAAGATACTGAACAATATGAAAAACTGGCTAATGATTATTGCTATTTCACTATAAATACAAAAAAAAATAATATAAAATCTATTTATAGATTATTAAGAATTTTATTTGAAAAAAGTGATACACAAATTTTATGTAAAACAATTATAACAATAACAGGTAAATATGGAGAAAGGGGTTATTCTTTTACAAGTGACGATTATGATAATTATTCATTACATTTAACAGACCAATATTTTGTGTCTCACGCATCATTAAACTGCACTGACATTTCACAGCGATTAAGATTACAAGGGAAATATAATGACTCAGAACTTAAAAATGGGAGTATGAAACTTACTTTATGGACGACACCTATATTAGAAGATATAATACGTAATTTTTATGTAAAATTTATAGGAAAAATTGAAAAAAATATTATGAATTGTGATAGTTGGGAAGAAATTAAAGAATTATTAGAAAGTATAATAGATAATGGAGATTTAAAGTTTGGTAAATATATGAAGTATATTGATGTGTCAAAGAAACGAAAAAACCTAAAACCAACCACGCATTACGACAAAAAACACAATGGTTATAAATTAATTCATATTGATGATATGACTGATAATGAAATAAATGAATGGTGTAAATCAAGTAAATTAGCTGATTATAAATGTATTAATGAAATAAAAGAAATGGATATTAATGAATTTATTAATAAATACGGAAAAAATAAACCCTTAATACCAAAGAAAATTAATAAAGAAGATATTGTTGATATTAATGATAAACAATCTACATTAAAATATTTGAAGAAACTATTTCCAAGATGCGAAGACTATTCTACATATAATCCCACTACAGAAAACATGAATAGAAAATATGGTATAAATGAAGCTATTTCAGAAAATAAAGAATATGATTATGGTAGATGTAAACCAAATAGATGCTTATTTATAGATTATGAAAATGAAAATTATTATCATTTGGTTGGTTTAACTGACGAAAAAAAATTACCCATACAAACAACTGATTATATAAAAAAAAATCCGTATATTGTTGATGGTGATAAAGTAAAATTTTCTATTATTAAAGAATACAAAGAAGAAAAAAGAGATGATTTTATAGAAGATGATAATAAATTTCCAGAAAAATTTTATTGGAAAACTTATGATGATTGGTTATATTTATATGATAAAGATAAACCGGATATTATTTCTTTATATATAGTAGATCCTATACCTATACCTGTTAAAAATGTTTTACAACAAAATATTTCAATAGAAGAAAGTATATTGAAATTCGCAGAATCTTGTTGCCAAGAAACAGATAAAAAAAAATTAAGATTTGGATTAAGTGATATATTCAAAATATATAAAAATTGGTGCATAAAAAATGATAAAAAATGTTTGAAAACGCAGAAAAAATTTAAAGAAGAGTTTGAAAAACTAGGTTACAAAAAAGAAGGCAAAGGAGTTGATGTAAATAATAAGTCTGGTAAACGAGGTTATAATATTATGGTTCACATTGATTTTTAATAATTTAATAAACTATTTTGTGTTCAAATAACACTTTCATCAACTTTAACAAGATTATTTTTTTGTAAAATAATTATTTTTACAAAAAAATTAGATTTATAAAAATGAATAGTAATTAATTAGTTTACTATTTATAAAATTATGGAGATAATATTAAGTAATTTTCGATGTTATAAAAATAGAACATTTACTATACCATATGGAGT